GCCGGAAGCCGGCGCACCGTTCCGCGTGAACGATGCCAGCTTGCGGTTTCCGTTGATGATTTCGATGTCGACGCTGTCCGCTCCATGCAACCGTTTCCGCGTCTGCGGAAATACTTTATCCAGCACAAAAGGGCTGAACGGTACGATCCGGCTTACCGCCTCGGTTAACGCTCTCCATCCGAAAAGTTCAAGATTCATTTATAGAGTCTCCATTGCCTGTTAAAAAATGATTGGATTTTCGGTTGGCTAAAGAGCCCAGACGCCAAGCGCCATGAGATCTAATACCGCAGCATCGTCGATACCCGTGAGTGCGGTGCGACGAACGCCGCCATGAAAAAGCGCATACGTTTTAACCGATGAGCTTGTCGCGTCGATGCCATCGGGTGGAGCCCATAGTACGCATACCGCAGATCCGGTTCCGTCCGTCTGGCCGTCGAGGTATGCCGCATATTCACCGCTGGTGGTTACGCGGCCAAGCACCGTGCCATGCGCGAGTACCCCTTCGCCATTTGCGACGACGATCGGTAAAATCACGACAGGATGTTCGAGGGCAATGAGATTATCCCTGGACTGCGATGACGGCGAACCGACTAAATTCTGTGTCATTAATGTTTCTCCGTTTTCTGTTGGTATCTGGTGATTTCAGCGATCATTTATTTAGCGGGTTCGCCGAGAATGAGATTCGCGGCCTTGTGAGCTTCCGAGAAATCCTGACCTGCCTTCGGATCCACGTTCTCCCGCGTTGCGACACGGTCGCCCGATACCGACGCGGGAAGCGATTCGGCGAAGGCGCGGAAAAGGTCATCGATCTTTTGAGACTTTGTCACGACGGTATCGCCATCGCGTTCGCTGAAGGATATCTCGACCGGTGCGTCCTGATTTGTATCGCCCGAGACGGTATGTTCGTAGAGCGCATACAGTCGAGGCCGGATCGCAGGGGTGACTTTCCCTTTCATGGCATCGCTTTCGCAGAATTGACGAAAGCCAGCCAAACGAGCTGCGGTCGCGTCTTTTGCCCGTTGAAGCTGCAACTGCTGCATCTGCGTTTGCTGCGCAGCCTTGTCAGCCTTCAAGCGTTCGTTTTCCGCTTTGATATTTTGAATTTCTGATTCGGTCATGCTAAGCCCTGTATCTTGTTGTGATTGTTCGCGTTCGGTATATGAGCCTGTTTCAGCCGGCTCGCGCATCAACTGCTGAATATCCCACGGGTTGATAACGAGATCGGCCTTCTCCGTTCCCTCTTTCTCGATGAAATAGTCGCGGATACGCAGCAGAACTCTACCAAGCACATTGATTCGTGGATCGGCGAAGTCTTCTGCCGGCGTATCGGCGAAACTATATTCGACGGCTTCCGATGCGCTGAATTGCGCGGCTCCCAGACCCTTGATCGCCGGAGGATTTCCTCCGAGAAAACCCACATGCCGCAGGAGCAAGTCCGGATATATGGACGCCGATCTGTATTTGTAGTGCTTATCCTTTACCCACTGGACGAATTCGGATTTCATGTCCTTGAGCGTTGCATACAAGATTTCTCCCTCGCGGTCCAGCTTTTCGACCCATCCATATGCCGGCGAGTTGTCTTTCGGGTGTCCGAGTACGAGAGGCGCTTCATGTCTACCCAGCTCTGGCTGATTGTTATACTTCGATACCATCGCATCAAGGTCTTGAATCGTCCAGGATTTTCGCTTTCCGCTCGAATCGGTATGAGTGCCGGTCTTAAAAATTGGAAGCCGCATGTATGCCATTTCCTGTGTTTTGAGATTTCCGCGATATAGCCGTTTTAAGGCGCGATCTCGGACGATGGTCTCTATGGTCGATTTGCAGGATTTAATAACACCACGGCTGGATTAATAAGGTTTTAATAAACCTCACGGCCATGACCGGAATTTTCGCCGGTCATTCGCGTGCAGTTTTTGCATTCTGCCGTGACTTGCCTGCATAACGTCGTCCCGTTCGGCGGCTGGAGAACCAAACGGGACTCCGAGGAGATATCCATCATCCGGTAACGAATGATGATGCAACGTAACAATCGCAAAGAGGTATCATTTCCAAGCCGCTTGGGAAAAGCGGGGAGCTGAATTAGGTAGGTTCGCAGGATAGAAGATCATCCGTCGTTGCCGGACGGAATCGCAGTTTCCCGTTGAAATTACGAGGTATTTATGGATCAGTTGCCAATGTGGCTTTCAAAACTTCTCGAAGGCGGTGGAACCGCCGTGCTCATTTTTGCCGTGTGGTGGATCACCACGAAGCTCAACGAAAGACGCCAGGACAAACTTCTCACGACGATCGAAACGGAACGAGAAAATGGTCAGCGTCTGGCGAAGGAAGACCGCGAAGCGTTCACGAAATCCATCGAACATGTCACCGAATCTCTTATCGCGGAAATTCACACGGAACGGGAGCGCGTGATGAAAGCGCATGAACGAGATAGCGACGCGGATCGCACCGCGCTCGAGAAGCTGGCACGGTCGATAGAAATCCTCGTCGGGAAGCTGGCCGACCAGCGCGTGGACGACGTAAAAACCCACGAAGCGATCAAGGCGCTGACGAAAACTCTCGAACGCATAGAGCACGTAATCACCGGAAGAGGCGGGCTATGAGCGAGCGCGATGAATGGAGAGGTCAACTCGCGGTAGCGGAGGACGAACTCGTGCGAACGCAAACCCTTTGGGACGGAAAGATGCGCGCCATCCGGCTCGAAGCGGATCCGCTGAAAGCAATCCCGGACATCGATACGGCGCTCCTCCAGGAATACGCGAAAGATCTAGGGCTGCTGCGACGCAAGTATGACGACCTGGTAACGCAAGTATCCAAACTCAAAAAGATGCTCTATGGCTAAACGATCTCAGTGGTATCCCCGGGCCGAGCAATTGTACGTCTACCAAATGATGACGCTGGAAGGTATCGCCCGGGAAATACCGGTCTCAACCCGTACGCTACAGCGATGGAAAGCCGAGGGCGACTGGGACGCAAAGCAATCGGAGATCAAGCGCACGCGCCGGATAGCACGGCAGGAAGCCGAGGAGTTGTATCTGATGCTCGTGAGATCAGTGAAAAAACAGCTTGAGAGTATACCGGAAGACGGGATTGTCCTCATCGACAAAGCGCAGGCGGATTTGATTCGCGGTCTCCATAAAGGACTCCTCGACGCAATCAAATACGAAGAGTTGACCGAGGCAAAAACCACGAAGGATACGAACTCCGATGCAGCTGGCGATGCGCCCGCGAAGAAACATACAGGTTTGACGCTTGAAACGCTGAAACGCATCGAGGAGGAACTTGGGCTTTGAGCGAGACCAATCGATATTTTTTACCGTACCAGAAACGGTGGCTTGAAGACGACTCCACCGTAAAGATATGGGAGAAAAGCCGGCGGATCGGAGCGACGTACGTGCAGTCCTACGAAGACGTGCGCGACATCGCCGTCGGGAAGTATCCGGCGGTTTGGTTTTCGTCGGCCGACAAGTCTGCCGCACTCGAGTATATCCTCTATTGTCAGCGGTGGGCTAAAATCCTCAATTATGCCGCCACGGACTTGGGAGAAATCCTTCTCGACAGCGAGCGCGACATCAAAGCGTTCAGCATCGAGTTCGCAAACGGCCGAAGAATCAACGCGCTTTCTTCGAATCCGAAAGGCTTCCGCAGTAAGGGCGGAAAAATCGTGTTGGACGAATTTGCCTGGCATGACAACCAAGCCGAACTGTGGAAGTCCGCAAAGCCGGCCGCCACATGGGGTTTCCCCATCCGGATCCTCAGTACGCATCACGGCAAAGGGTGTTTGTTCTTCAAGTTTCTCGAACGGGCGAAGCAGGGAAAGCTTCGCTGGAGCGTGCATACAACGCCTATTCAACTCGCGGTCGACGAAGGGCTGGTCGATAAAATCACGGGACGGCCAACGACCGCCGAGGAACGGAAACAGTGGCTCGATCAATGCGAGGAAGACGCTGCCGATCAGGCGACATGGCTAGAGGAGTATTGCTGCGAAGCCGTGGACGAAGCGCCCGCGGTTATCCCGTACGATCAGTATGTATTCGCTCTGCAGGATGGTATCCTTTGGACGTCCACCAGCGATTTACCGGGAGATGAAAAGGTGATCGGCGATCTTTACGCCGGTTTCGACGTTGCCCGGAAACGCCACTTGTCCGTTATCTGGATAGATGAAGTGCTCGGGAGCGTTGCGCACACGCGCAAAGTAATCGAAATGCCAAGGATGAAATTCAAGGATCAGAAGGCGATCCTGTGGCCCTGGTTGGCTCATCCGAACATGCGACGCGTGTGTATCGACGAAGGCGGGCTTGGCATGCAGTTGGCCGAAGAAGCTCAAGACGAATTCGGCAGCTACTGCGTGGAGAAGGTAACGTTCACAAACGCCGTCAAGGCAGAGCTTGCCTATCCGTTGAAACGGCAACTCGAAGACCGGACGAAGCTCGTTCCCGATAACAGGATCATTCGAGACAGCTTTCACTCGGTGAAGAAAATTATCACGGCGGCCGGCAACGAAAGGTTTGATGCAGACGAGACGGAAGAGACCGGGCATGCCGACCATTTCTGGGCTGCGGCGCTCTGCAGTCATGCCTACTCGGGGAAGCGATCAGCGCCGGTTCGAATCCTGACCAGCGGATACCGGTTTTCACAATCCATGATTCGAGGTTATTGATGGCCATACTCTACACAAATCCCAACGGTACACAATTCGTCGACACCGCCGATGCAGGCGGTCTATCCAAGCGCATCATCTCGATGGAGACTAGCGCCGACTTTCAGGCGGTAGGCGATGCACTCCCAAATCCGGATTTGATACTGAAGAATTCCGGCGAGAAAATCGACGTGTACGAAAAGCTCGAGTATGACGATCAGGTTTCCGCTGGGCAGGAGCAAGTGTGCGACGGAGTGAAAGCGCTATCCATCGACATCACGCCGAACAAAGCGCCAAAAGGCGTGATCAAGGCATGCGAGCTGTGGCTCTCGAAAATCAACATTCCGAACTTCATCGATCAATCCGTTGGCGGGAGGTGGTACGGGTATCAACCATTGGAGTTGCGATGGATCGAATATCAGGGGACATCGCTGCCTCTTCTCATCGATGCGCTTCCCCAAAAATGGTTCGCATTCGACCTTGAAGGACGGCTGCTTTTCAAATCAAAGGTAAAACAAGACGGCGAGCCGGTCGAGGAAAGCAATCCACGAAAATTTATCGTGGCAAAACACCGTGCCACATATGCAAATCCATACGGACGCGGCGCCCTCGCGAAGTGCTTCTGGCCTGTGACGTTCAAGAAAGGTGGTGTGAAATTCTGGACGTACTTTTTGGAAAAGTACGGGATGCCCTGGACAGTGATAAAAGTTCCATCGAACACCTCCGACGACATCCGGGAATCTCTTCTCGTTATGGGCAAAAGGATGATCCAGGATGCAGTCGCGGTGATCAACGACACCGACCAGCTCGAATACAAGGAGGCATCGAGCAAGGGAGCAAGCGCGGATTTATACAAAGCCTATCTTCAGTATTTCGACGCAGCGATCAGCAAAGCAATCGTCGGGCAAACAGCCACCACGGAGGGCACTCCCGGCAGTCTTGGGAACGAAGAGGAGCGGGGGAAGGTGTTGGCACGTGGAATCTGGTCGGCGGCTTCGATGATCGAGGAAGTGATAAATCAAATCTTCGCGTGGATCGCGGAGGTAAACGCCGCGAGCGATCGCGCACCTGAAGCGAAATTCTATGCGCGTGACGAGGTGCAAAAATCGCGGGCGGAACGGGATCAGATTTTCGTCAATATGGGAGTGCCGCTCAACGTCCGGTATATCGCCGAAAAGTATTTCATCGACGAGAATCACCTCGCGACCGACGATCTGGATCAACCCCTCAAATCATCCGCTCCAGCAGTATCGGCGTCAACTCCTACCAAAAACTCCACCGCCGGATTGATGCCGGCGACTGAAGATGCGCAACAAACATCGGCAGTCGACGATAGCGATGCTTTTGCGGACATGCCGGACGAAGATGCTATCGACCTGTTGTTGGAATCGATGAGCGACGAGGAATATCAATCATCCATTGAAACCGTTTTAACGCCGGTTTTCCGGCTCATTAACAGCTCGAAAAGCTTTGCCGAGGTTGAGCGGAACCTCGCAGGATTATACCCGACCATGTCAACCGAAAAGTTGCAGGCATCCATCGGTAAGCTGATGTTCCTCTCGCAGATAGTAGGCCGGCAGGAAGTGGTCGACGAGGAACGCGAATGACGGACATCCGGGTCGAAACACGAATCGTGCGTAACGGTAACGTGATCGTCAACGGTTGTCGCTACTCCTGCAAGGAGTTACGCGAGCTGTCGACAACGCAAGGAGGTTCAAAAATCCCACTGTTTGTATATGTCTCCTTTGTAGTCACGCCGCGTAGTGCGATTACCAGCGTACGGGTATTCATCAAAGGGAAAAGCCACGAATTACGGAAGATCGCCTCGAAAAAATATAAATATAACGGCCTACGGCAAGTTCCTCATGCCTAGCATCTCCGGCGACATAATCAGACTCGCGTTCAACCTCCCGCCGGAAAAAGCCGTGAAATACCTCGAGCGCAAAGGATTCAAGATCGGGTATGATTGGAAAGACGTATGGGAGAAAGAGCATACGAAAGCGTTCACTGCGGCGAAGGTAATGAAGTTGGACATCCTCCAGAACATCTTCGATGCCGTCAAAATTGCCCAAAAAGAAGGACGAACGTTCGAGCAGTTTCAGAGAACGCTCGAGCCGGTCCTCAAACTTCAGGGTTGGTGGGGGCGTGGATGGCCGGAGAACGATGACGGACAGAAAGTTGGACCGGACGGGAATCCGTTTCCAACGGATCCCGCATCCGGAGAGCAAATTATTCCGGTCGATGTGCGTCCGCCGTTGCTTGGCTCGCCGTACCGGCTGCAGCCGATCTTTCTCACCAACATGCTCCAGAGTTACAATGCC